CTGCACCCTCTCTCGTCCCAGGTGGAAGACCGGCCCTTTCGGACCTGTCTTCCAACGGTCGCCACGGCAGGGGAGTTCCTGTTTGTTACGGAACACCCGGCCGAAGTTACCACCTTTACCTGGGCTCAACCTGCTTCACAAGCGTACGCAACGATATCGCGCACACAGAAAGGTATCTCACCCACCCAAATCGTGATATTGGTGAGTAAGACTCTCACTGCGCTTGTGGTGCAGTTCTCCTTCCATATATCAGAAGGGAGAAACCCACCGAAGTTTGATGTCGACGACTTCGGGACGTCCTGACCTCTCGAGATGCTTCTTGTCCTCGAACGGGTTTAATCGTCCGGGGAGTAAGCATTTCATTAGGGAACCAACGCCGCTCGCCTCGGAAGGCGGGATACGCGGTTTTGAGACCCATGCGCGCACTCTTGGCGCATGGAGCTTATCATCTGATCTCTCTGCCTCGTAAGGCAGAAAGCTTCGACGACCTAAAGCAGGTGATGTCGGCTCGACGATCGGAAAGTGGGGAAGAACCTTTCCCATAACTGTTTCGTCGATCCAACGAGCGGTTCTCCAGAGTCCTCTTTCATAAAGGAGGTTCCGGAAAGCCACAAGAGATATCACCTTAGAGGGATCAGTTCTGTCATGAGGAAACGTCTGTCGAAGACGGACTGGTGTTACATCCGTCCCTTCGTAGTAATCTCCTCCACAAGACTCGCGGAACTTCCCGTTCCAAAAAGACTTGTGCTTGTTCACTTTAAAGCCGAAAAGGCCAAGTGACTTTATGACAGAATCCACGTATTCTACGGGAACAATTAAATCGTCCCCATAGACGCGCACTTTACCCGCGAAAGAGCGAACTGCCTTTCGCGTTAGAGGAGTGCCCAATTGCTCTTCGATCCCTAAGAAGATCACGGTTAGAAACACCATGGCTTCAAAGGGGAAGCACAACGCGGAACCCATTGATGCGAACTTGGAAAGGGAATAAAGATCAACTCCCAAACCAGGAACACTTGCCTTCGTACTCCGTGTTGCGGAGACGGCCTTCCCGAAGGTCGGAAATCTCTGCAACATGGTCACTACATGCAAGTTGTGAACCCGATCAGATGCTTCGCTCAAATCGAGCGTTGCCAGATCGCTCTTAAGACTCCCTTGTCTGGCCAGATGCCGATTTGGCATCTGGTCAGTAAAACCAAGGAAGTTGAAAGCGAGATTATCGCGAGTATTACCCGCAATGACCTTACTTTCGAGCAACTCGACCAACGGGTGGAGCAATCCCTGTTGCATATACTGCATATGGGCTGGCTCCATTGCGATGATTCGAGGGGTTCGCAGCGTCTTCGGCACATTGACAACCCTTACGGGTATCTCTGTGTCGGGGTCGAGGATCTCGACATCATCGTAGCGGTTGTAATGCCGCTGCGACGGTACGGCGTATTCTAGAAAACAGAACACGTCCTCGAGTCTTTGGGACCAAGTACTTAGATCGAACTTTCCGTTACCGGAGAGACGATCTGCGGTCTTACCAGACCCATGTCGAGGCGTAATCTCGCCAATTCTGACGAGATCATCCATTTTCTGAAAAACATCAGAAAACAGAAGATTGGAAACGCGGAGGAAGCGAAAGCTCTCCTCTGCGCTATGAAAGTCCCAATCTCGCATCTCTTCTTCGCATCTAACATAGCCTTCATACGCGGCTCGAATCCTGCTATCACTACAGGGTAAGAGCACCTTCGCGCACAGCAGCGTAAGCTGTCGCACAGCAAAGATGGAATCGTGTGAAGGTTCAGCTAGAATAGCACCATCTAAAGAACTGAAGATCTGACGAAGGAAACCTCCTAGGAATAGGGGGAGACCATTCTTTCGCTTAAAACCTGCGAAAGCATCGTCGTCAACGTGGCCTACCTCTAAACAACTCTCAAAGTCCTTCCCAAAGGAAGGGAGAGTTATCGTGAGGAAAGAAAGGCCCTCAGCTTCAGTTCGACTACGGACCTTTTGTTGGTCCATAGTAGTGCTAGTGTGACACCAGCCGGCCAGTTCATTAGCCAGCTCACACCAGAGATCTTTCATGCTTTTCATGAGCCCCCATCGAAATAGGTGGATCATCATGAGTTCCAATGAAAGAATCCTCATTGCCCTGCGTCAAGGAAAGATCTTACTCTTGACGTAGGCTACTATCGCACGCCGTAAATAAACCACGGCATAACGTAGTAGATCAGTACGGGAAAGGTGTACAAAAACGGCTTTCGCCGTTTCCAACAACCTTTCCCGAAAGCGAGGAGTATCAATTCTCCCCGCCCAACAACTGTGCTACTCGCGCACCGGTTGAAGCAGCCATGTAGGCGACAAAGCCATCGATGACTGCCTTGGCCTGTGCGTTGTCGTACCCCGTTGTAGGGGTTTGAACGACAAGGTAGCAAGACATCTGAGCTTTCACGTTGACACCCGCCAAAAGCGGGTCTGCAGCGATCTTGCTCTGATCCAGACGGAGGATCCGACGAGTCACCCTCCCATTTGAATGGGAGATAGACAAACCGGTAAGCCCGTCTGCAGACGAGAACGCACCCTGACCAACCCCGGACGAAGTCCGAGGGAGAGAAATGGGCGTTCCCGAAATTGTTACTGATTGAGGATCGGCAAAAGCCATGGAACACATCTCCTTTGTGGGATGAAAGCGGTGTGCTAACATCGTGTGGAAGGAGAGGCGGTTTTTCTCGCCGCAACTCCTCTGACGTTAGGGACCTATATGAAGTCCCCTTCATCGACGCGGTCCCAGGCCAAGGCCTAGGGCTGCTATGATGGCTTTCTGAGTCGCAGATAGCGACCCAAAATTCACGCCAAATCCATATGGTGAGGCTTGGACCCGTTTTTTCCAAACACGCGTTCGCGTGACGGATCCTTCGGAGATCGGATTAGAAGTTCCCGATCCCCAATTGCCTGGAGGCACGTATGTCTGATGAATGGTTTCACAACTGTTCATCATATATCCGTACATCAACACCAAACCGTTCTGGCCCAAGTTAGAGACATTTGTCATTATGTCTCCAACATTCGCGAACCAGTCTAGTCCCCATGTCCACGGTGAGCTATTCCAGATTGCCTCGGGAGTCGGTTCGACTCCCAAAAGCGCCTGGGCTTCGGCCGCATATCTTGCGACCTTGCTCATCTGTGCCGCAGATGCTGGTAGATGGTACAGAAATGCACCATTAAACCATTTCTTTTGCACCTGCGTGGCTAAAGTAACAGCCGACATACTGCGATTCTGACCGCTGTTTCCAGCATGGTAAACGTTGACATTAACTGCCGACGTCACCGTCTGAATCGCATCAGGAAAATGATACCCGACGCGGGTCGTATGATCAGACCCTTCTCTGAGAGTTTTTAGAATCTCATGAGAGTCGTTAACTGCGTGGCAAAACTTCTTGATATCAGAAACAAGAGGCAGCCACCCGAACTGAACATTCAGGTACTCTCCCCCGGAATTGCGCGCAAGTTCTGTGCGTTTCTTCCAGGTTTGCATTCCTGGCATGCTCGGTACGCCGTCAGCACGCAGCTCCCGCAAAGCGGTTACTGCGTTAAAGACGGGCTTAGTTGGTATCGTACGGCTAATGGCAGTACCTCCTAACCCCCACAGAACTAAATCTGAGGTAGGGTTGGGATGTGCAGGGTTTACCGCCGGGATGACAATTTTACATTGTGTCCCCCGAAAGGTTCCCTGAGAGATAACGGGTGTTTGATAGACCCATCTCTCTTCTTCCATTAACCATGGACCCCCACAGTCGCGGTACCCTAAGGTCCTACGACTATGTTTATCGGAGTCCATGTAGCCGATGGCTACGGGCAACACTTCGTTGCTCGCCAGAATCCCGTTGACAAAGCGGGATATTGTTGGACCAGTGACGTTGCGATAAGTTCTCTCAACAGCCACTGGATAGCCTCCTAAAGGATGAATCTGAAAAGAGCGAATGGTATCACTCTAGCGCGGCGGGCGCCTTTCCAAGG